CTAAGAGGTCCCAACTAGTAACAGCAGGATAGTAGCTAAAACAATTCCATAGCTCCAACTCATCCAACCTACGTTGAGGAACTTCTTCCGGCTTAAAGCCTCTTTGTATGAAAGCAGAGATCGGTAAGCGGTAGAAGACTGCACCATTTTCCATAATTGCGTGGAACAGAATCGGACGACCAGTGATCGCAGTAATTCCGAAAACCACACAGTCTTCAACTTCGCCATGATGATTTTTAAGATCATATAAATATTCTCTTCTTATTTGTGCGTACGTTACAGGTATGTTTGCATTCAAGTACGCCATAAGTCATTAAAATATTAATGCACCAATTATAAAACCTGCAATACCAAACACAAGTTCTCTTCTGTTGTGTAGTTGCCAGATCATAAATTGTTCGTAGTATTTTTTAACCATTTATTTCTCCCCAGTTATTACCAGACTCATAGTCTACTTTGTTAGGAACTTCTAGTGTAACAGCCTGTTCCATAATCTCAATTACTTTTTTAGCTTGTTTATCGTCTTCTATGGATAAATCCAACTCATCATGTATTTGTATATGTGGTACAATACCCTCTTTGTATAGCTCTAACATTGCTTTCTTTGTCATGTCAGCTGCAGAACCTTGAATTAATTTGTTGAGAGCTTTGTATGTATAAGCTCTCCTGATCCCCGGTCCATGTTCCCTGAGTGCTTCTTCATGAGGCAATGCTTTGTGCATACCAAACTGATTTGGTTCCCATAGATGAAATCTGCATAGTCTACCTAGCAAGGTACGTATCTGTCCACGATCCTGTGCTCTGTTGGATGCCTTCTCCATTAGTTGTTTTACAAATGGTACACGTGAATGGTATGTATTAAATAGGTCAGCAGCCTTGTCCTTAGTTACCCCTAATTCTGCTTGTAATTTTGCCTTACCCATGCCATAGAAAAGACCCAGATTGATCGTCTTAGCCTGTGTTCTAGGTATGTCAGCCATATCAGCTACAGTCTGGTGAAAGTCTGCGCTAGAGTCATTGCTATATGCATCTACAACATCATAAACCGATGGTAATTTGTATAAAGAAGCATAATGCACTACCAGCCTAGGCTCTTGCTGAGAATAGTCAAATACACCCCATCTATGGCCCTTCTCGGGTATAAATAATGACCTTATCTTAGGTCCAAGATCTTTGTTTCTAGCTGGTATCTGCTGTAGATTCGGATTCTGGTAGGAGAACCTACCAGTTACCGTGCCACCCCCAGCATTACGTAATTGATTTATCTCTGCATGTATTCTGCCTTTGTGTTCGTATCTTAAAATAGAATCTATAAAAGTTGTATGTGCTTTGTTAATCTCTCTTGCTTGTGCAATCATTTTAACAACAGGGTGATTGTGTTCTTGTAAAAAGTTTTTTGTAAAAGATGGTGATGCAGTTTTTTCTGTGCGTGGATATTCTAATCTTAATACATCAAATACATTTGCAATAGATCTAGCTGCCCAGATCTGTGTATCAATATTTGTTTCACTTTTTATTTTATGTAATAGTTCTCGCTCTTGTGCGATTAATTCTTTTTTCATTTTATGTGCACGTTCTATGTCTACACGTACACCTTTGAATCTCATGTCAACCAGGCAATGAAATAGATCAGATTCTAAATCAAATATATCTTCTAGATCTTGATTAATAATTTCTTTTTTCATCTCTTGCCAAAGTCCAAGTGTAACTTCAGCATCACGTTCTGCATATGCACCAACATGCATAGCAGGTAATTTGTACATTTCTGATTTAGGATCTATACCCCACTCTTCTGCAGCTTCTGCAAGTGCAGCTTCGTTTTTACCATAACCAATATAGTGCCATGACAAACTATTTAAATCATATCTAAATCTATTTTCATCAGTCAACGCTGCAGCTATCATTGTGCATGCAATGTCACCATTTATTTTGAATCCCATCGCCCGCAACCAACAAACATCATAGATTGCATTATGAAATATTTTTGTTGCAGGTGATTCTAAAATATCTTTTAACCATGATAAGACTCGTTTCTTATCCATGTTACCACCACCTTCATGTGCAATAGGAAAGTATCCTTTGAAATGTTTTGTTGCAACAGCGATACCAATAACTTCACCATTGCCAATAACAGAACCAGATCCTTTCTTTAATAAGTCTGGATCTTTTGTTTCCAGGTCAATTGCTATTTCATCTACATGACGTAAGTCAGGAAACTCCGTAGGTTTAACCCACTCAGTCTGTGCTTCAAACTTAGGAATTTTCATTGTAGTCTCTCTCCATAATCATCTCTATAAAATGTATTGCTTTCAACAAATCTTGTTTCTTTCCTTTATCACGATGTCTGATTATATATTTAATAGCACAACCTTCAGGATATAGCAATTCATTCTCTACTACAAACTTACTTGGCTGAATCTTATACTTTTGATAATGAGATCCTCCGTGTTGCTTATCCCAAACTTTCGATTTCATAACCTTGATCCTCCTTTTTTGCTGCCATGATATATAGATTTTGTTTTGTACGTGTTACGCCTACGTACCAAACCCTGTGTTCTTCATCAAATTTATCTATACTTTTTTCTGATGCTTCTCGTATTGTTTTTGTATTATCTAAAATTAATAATACATTATCTGCTTCACCACCTTTTGCTGCATGTATTGTAGATAGTTTTACTCTTGCATCCTGTGATAATTTTTCTCCATAACTTAACATCTCACGTATGTATAAACATTCTTCATAGTCTACTTGGAACTCATCAAACCAGTTTACTGTTTTATCTAAGCCAAACTCAGATAAGTCATACATCTTTTCTTCTGTGGGTTTTAAATTACTTCCTATGCATTCTAATATATCTTTTACTTCTGATAGCGATAATAGCTCGCCTTTCTGCCAACGAGTGTAGTTTAGAATAGTTCTAAACAAGGATACCTTGTAACTCTTACGACCTTTGTATTGAAAGTAGATACCTCTATCTTTTAATGATGGCATTAGTTTTGATAGTCTGTCATTATATCTTGCAAGAACTAACCAATTACCCTCATGAAGAGGCACGTCTTCTATATCTACTATATAGTTTACAACACCTCGCTCATCTCTTGCTTTCCAATTTTTTAATACTCTTCTGTTGGGTGAAATTAAATCTAATATCTTATCTGCAAGATTCTGTACGCTTTGTGGGACCCTGTAAGATTGTGGCAAAATTATGTCTTTTTTTGAAATTTCTTGCTGAAATTTTTTTACATTTGCTCCTGCCCAGCCATAAATCGCTTGATCATCATCACCTGCTAGTATAACATATTTGGAATTTTTCCTTATAATATCTACCATTTTCCATTGTATCGGTGATAAATCTTGTGCTTCATCTATAAAAACCACGTCAAAATTTGGACACAATTTAGACACATTAAATCTTTCGATCATATCGGTAAAATCTACTAATTTATATGAGTCTTTATAATTTTGTAATTCATCTGAAATAATTTGTAATAATTGTTTGTTCATATCTTGTGAGTACATATCTGTATTGTACTCTTCTTCTATAGATATCTCTTTGATCCTAGCTGCATTAATAAGATTAAAATATTCACTGCTAGAATCTACGAATCCAGTGGTCTCTTGGCCGTTAGAATAAACTGTCATTTGTATTCCTAATCTTCTACCAATATCTTCATAGTGTTCATCTTGTAATACTTCAGATTTTTTTAATCCAAGTCTTGTAAATGCAAGAGAGTGTAGTGTTCTAAAATATTTTAAATCTTTTCTTTGAAAAGCTGTGTGATAGTCTAGCATTCTATCAATAGCTTCGTTTGCAGCTTTGGTTGTAAATGCAAAATACCCTATCTTATCTATAGGTGTTCCTAGTTTTAAAAATGTTTTTACATATTTTAATAACTTAGTTGTTTTCCCTGTGCCCGGAGGCCCGAATAATTTTCTACTAATCACATTATCTCCGTCTTATGCACCAGCTTAGTATGGTGTATTGGTACTTCTTCAAATGATTTTATATTTATTTGAACTACATTTTTTGTAGATGAATTATATTTACCTGCTTCTTTAGACGGAAATCTTTTTTGTTCTAAGAATTGTATCTCACAATCTTTATATATAACTTGCATCATACGTCCTGTTTTATCTTCGCTATGTTTCCAATTTTTAGATTTTAATTTATCAAAAAATTTATCAAACTTAAAAAATGCTAAATCATTTTCTATTAATACAGATCCAGTTTTAAATGCTGCATCGCTGCTAGCTCTAGGTCCATTTATTTTTGCATGTATTACATCATGTAATTTTTCTTTTGGTGATGTACCTATTGGTGGATGTACCACTTTTTG